TATAGTATAGCCGAAATTTCTAAAAAGCCAAGCTGAATATGCATTAATGTAGTCGAATTTTGTTTCTAGTTTAGCGTTTAAAATATTACCATACTTCTCGCCATGAATAGAAATAGGATAGGTTATTGACGTATCTGTCCAAACAACAAGCTTAGGATTCGATTCAAATAGCTTATTGAACCCATCCTTCCACTTAGTTGTAACCTGTAGGATACTAGAGTTAGGAAGATCAAGAAATTTCAAATCAAAAGTGTGATCTTCCATAAGAGACTTTTGAGCATCCTGGCAATTCACAATTACCTTATGATCCCAGTCAATACTAGAAAGATGTTCTACACATCCTTCGTCTAGCTCACCCATAACATGGAGTTCTATATTAAAAAGATTCTGAATCAAAATACTTTGTACGCCAATACCAGCCATATATTCAATGGCAGTATATGTTTGAGTTGAGTCAATAATATCTTCAAGTAGCCACATAGTAGCCCAACACTTAGCCGAAACCATTTCAGGATGTTCAGCAGCGTAATGAAGATATGAGCGATTGTGGAGGCTAACGTTCTTTTCGCTTTTAAGGTCGAAATTGAACGGAAGCTTCCACTGATGACAAATTTTAGCTATTTTCAAAAGAAACTATCCAATGTTGCTTGCTCTTCCTTCTTATAAGGATCGGCAATATTGTGAGCTTTCATATATTCATACCACTCCTGCTTTTCCCACATATCAGGGGAAACACCATTCCAAAGTGGACGCTGAAGAGGATGGTCCTTATTCGTACGACGTTCGTCGATATATTGCTTACGGAGATTTTCATAATCCCAAGACTTTAGATCAACCATCTTTTCACGGAAGTAAGCAACGATTGTCATGCGATCATTATCATCTCCAATCAGTGCATCATTGCCGTGAATACCCTCATGGTTATTAACAAGTAACATATCCCCTGGCTGAAGATTAATAGCGATCCTGTACTCAGGAAGAATAAATTGACCACCACGCCAACCTTTTCCATCTGGACCAGTAACACCACAAATATTACTGAAACCACTAGTGAGATCACCAGCGTCTCGATGACAGGCAGTGCGCCAGTTATGGTTAACAGTAAGAGTAGTAAAGACAGTACCGTCGATGCGGAACCTGCTATCAAGTTTATTTGCTTGGGCATTTTGAGCATTCCATCTACCAGGAATCAATTCACGAAACTGAGAGTTAAGCTTATGAAGGTAAGGATAACAAAGAGCAAACTTCTCACGGTTTTTTTCAGTGTATGAAGTTTCACGACCATAGGGGATACGAGGATAACGATCAAAGTATCCAGCAATACCAGACATTACAGACTGAGCATAATTGGTCTCTGAAATAAAATCATCGATCTTATATGCTTCTTTAAGCTGTTCTTCACGTGAAAGCTCTCTTATACGATTAAGCCACTGATCAAACCAACCGTGATACTCAGGATACAACTTGGTAACTTCTGAACGAAGCCAAACACGACCACGGGTCTCTTCTTTATTAGAAGAGTCGTTCATCTTAATAATAGACTCAATGCTAGTACCGTCTTCGATACTATTAAGAGGACGCTTTAAAAACGAAATAATATCTTCTTGCTCGGCTGTGACCCAATCACGATTACCACGACCTTCCTGACCAAGCTGATCGCCACGGGGTCCAGCCGCTAGACCACGATTTTGAGATTCCGTAGCAGCAGCTCTAAGACCAGCATAAGCAGCATCTTGTTCTTGTTTGGTAAAAATGTTCTTACGATACTTAAAGATAATATTATTTTCAGTCATCAAAGACGGATCAAGAGGATCCTCAGCATAAAGATCGCAATCTGAATCAATCACTCGATCGTAATAATCGTTGCTGATGAACGTACCAAGAACTTCTTCAGATTCAATCTTTTTTCTAACTAATACTTCTATCATAGTCGACCTCCACAATAAGACATATTATATATCCAACTATTATAGCGTAAGTGAAGCAATTTTACAAATATATTTCGTGTGTGCCTTATCTAACACACTTCTGATATCAGGCGGAGTCCAACCTTCTGGTTTCTGAATCTTACCGTCTTCTCGTCGTAAAACTTTTCCGTCTACAAGCTTTGCCATATTGCTTCGATGCACCTCAGCAAAAACATCGTCGAGAGGAATACCATAAGAAACGGCAGTACCGCAAGCAATGTAAATAATATCAGCAAGTGCATCAGCAACTTCGACAAGATTTTCGAAAGACTCACCATCTAAGTATTCACGAAATTCTTCTCTAAGAAGTTTAACTCTAAGCTTTCGTTCTTCATCATCGGGAAACTCTGGCTTCTCACCAATACGTTGACCGAATGCTTCGTGAAATTCTTTAACGTCTGTAAAATAACTCATTGCTTGTTTCCCATCATACAAATTGCATCGCCACGAGCCATAGGAATAAATGTACCACCAGCAGCAGTGCACTTATCCATCGAAGCGTAGTATTTTTGATTACTATCAATCACACCACAATATATTGCAAACGCAACACCCAAAATAATTGCTGCTGCGCCAGCCCATCCAATGAACCAGTCCCATTCAAATCTACTCATTAATCCACTCCGGAGGTTGTCTGTTAGTCCACTTGTGAAGGTTTGACTTTCCTATTCTATAGTAGTTTCGGTAATTTGTCAAGGGGTCTTTAGAAATAATATACTCTTCTGCCATACAAGATGGCATCTCGGTCCACTCCCAAGCTTTCAAGTTGTGTGGCGGAGATTGAAGCATATATGAAAGTTCACCGTAGCACTTGTGCGATTTATTATAACGATGATTGTACTCTCGCATCAAAGCATAAAAGTGATCTACGAGCCAATCATAGTTACGTATAGAAGTGCGACACCAAACGGCTGACGGATGATTGATATGCGTAGCAGCATACATAACATCATTACGAGCGTCTGGAAGAACCCAAGAAGTATGTTTACGGTACTTAGGATTTTCTAGAGTACCTGGCACAAGCCTCTGCGAAACTTTTTGTTCTCCGTCAAGAACTCGATGCGATGTCGATAGCAACTGTGCGCTCTCGAGAATCATTTTAACAACGTGTTTATCTACGAGCGCCTGAGCAGCGTCCATAGGATCTTCGTCAACGTAGAAGATATTCACTATACTCTCCGAGATTAGATTTTACTCTCATGGTAGAGATATCTCCACGAGACCACTTTTTCATTGCCTGTTCACGATGATAACGATTAGCTCTATCAAAAAATTTGATACCATCTAGATGATCTAGTTCGTGCTGAAAGATACGAGCAGACATACCAGTAAACATATCTGTTCGAGTTTCTCCGTTAGCCATAGTAAAACGAACCCTGACGTGTTGAGGTCTTTTTATTTTAACTAACAAACCAGGATAAGTCAAGCACCCTTCTTCAAGGATTACTTCTTGAGTGGATGGTTGTACAATACGTGGATTGAAACAAGCAAAATTTTGCGGATGACCACGCATTACGAACATACGATATGGCAATCCTACCTGATTAGCAGCAAGCCCAATACCGTTATTATCGTACATAAATTTTACCATCTCCTGAGCCAATTCAGCTGGATCAGTTGGTGGATTCCTAAAATCAAAATTTTCTGTTTTGGTTGATAAGATAGGATCGTCTGCTTTTACAAGTTCCATAATTTACCTATACGGTTAGATCAAAGTTAATAATAGTACGGTAATTCCTAGTAGGTTGACTGCTGCAATGATATCGAGAGCCATCAAAAAATACTGCTCTACCACGTTTCGGCGTAACCCTCTTGTGTTCTTTAAGTTGTACGCCTTGCGAGCCTCCTGGAGTATCATTAATTGTCTGCTCATAGATAATAGTGTCTCCATCAGAATCGTTACAGTAATAAACACAAGCGACATGAGGAAGATGAGGAGGAAGGTCGACATGTACTCCATTGTGTTCCTTTTTAAATTGTGGAGCCAGAGGAAGCTGAAGGAAAATACGGTTGTAGTAAATTTGTTTATATTCAGGAACAAATTTATCGAATCTATCTTTGAACATATTGTGAATAACGTAACGCATTTCAGAATCAGAAGTGCTTTCTTTTTCTGGATGGTTTATTATATAAACAAACCCATGAGAAGGATAAGGTTGATTTTCGTTACCGCTTACGTCCTTTAGAAATTTCCATTGAGAATGATACATAATCATATCATGTAAATGAACCTGATCTTTTTCAGTTATCAGGTTATCGACTACTACTGTCTCGAACATTATGCAATCCTTGAGAAGTTTTGTTTCTTTTCAAACTTGATCACATGCGCAAACTTGTCGTACAGCTGATCAGTCTTATGGCTAATAATAAAGGTATTAGTGTCAGAAGTCAAGTTGTTTAGTATCTTCAAGAACTCGTCTGTGCCATTGGAGTCCATAGAGGAATCCATCACTTCATCCATAATAAGAAGATTAGTAGAGACAGAATTACGCAACTTAGCCACAGCACGCCATGTAAACAGGATAGCAAGATTAATTCGCATCTTTTCACCCTCAGAAAATGAGGCGTAAGAGAACTCGTCTCTGAAGCGAGATTTGATTGTTTCATTAAATTCTTCGTCAAGTTCGAACTGTACAAAGAAATCCATAGCTGAAAGATACTTATTGATAAGCTTATTAATAACAGGAACATACTGCTTAATAATCCTTGCTTTGATTCCACCATCTTTCAGTAGCATTGCGGCAGCAGTATATATTTGCTTCTGATCCATCGCAATATTATACCTATCAGCTACAGAATTTAGTTCTGCTTCAAGTTCTGTCATCTTATCTTCTTCGTCAGCTTCTTGAACCTGATTGATCTGTTTAATTTCTTTTTCGAGCTGATTTCTATAATTAACTAGAGACTTGATATTTGATGATTGTACAGACTGCTTGATTCTTTTATCGTTCAGCTCGCTCTGAATTTTCATCATCTTATCGAGACTGACGTTGGCTTCTTCGTACTGCTTCACTAGGTCTTCTAGCGCAGTATTAATATTACCAACCTCTAAGCTTTTTTCAACGATTGCTTTTGACTTGAAATTCGAGTCAATAACCTGCTTGCAAGTGGGACAACCTTCGTGCTGGAGAAAAAAGTTAATATCCTTATCAAGCATAGCTCGCTTGGCTTCAATCTTATGACGAAGCTGTGAGAGCTGGTTAACTCTCTTGCTAATCTTAGGCTGATCCTCAATAGCTTCCTGCAACGAAACAATTTCATTACCGATGTTATGATAATTATCAGTTAGATCAGATATTTTTTTATCTGTATCTTCGATAATCTCTATCTTTTCAGCAACAAGTTTTTCGTTGTTGTTCTGTTTTTCTTGAAGGTGCTGCTTGATGATTTTAATCTTTTCCATTACAACTTTTTGATCAGATGCGATGTCAGAAAGATCACCATTATTAAATTGCATCTTATCTTTCAAAATAAGATTCATAGTAGTGAAAATTTGAAGATCAAGAAGGTCTTCAATAATATCACGACGCTGACCACCAGGTAGTTGCATGAACGGCTGGAACGTTGCTGATCCTAGAACTACAACCTGACAAAACGACTTAAAGTTTAACTTAAGAATTTGTTTCTCAAGTATCTCCTGATAGTCTTTCATCTCAGCCGATTGATTTAAAAGAATACCGTTCTGATAAACTTCAAATACTGTCGGCTTGATTCCACGAACAATCTTATACTGATTGCTTGCGATATTAAATTCTATCTCAACAACAAGTTCTTTTTTCGTTATTGTGTTAAGCAACTGCGGCTTGTTAATCTTACGGAATGGTTTACCGAACAGCGCAAACGTCAAAGCGTCGAGAATGGAAGACTTCCCAGCTCCATTCTCTCCAACGATAAGTGTGTTGTTTGTTTTGGCTAGATCTATCTCAGTGAATATATTACCTGTTGAGAGTAGATTTTTCCAGCGTAATACTTTAAAAAATATCATTCAAAACCTTTGAGGTAAAAATTACCAGAAATGCTGATCCTATAACCGTCGCTCGTATAAAAAGGATATACCTGATGTGGAACAGAAGAAGGAAACAATACACACATACCTTCATAATTTTTATCTATATGAAGTAGATGCGGTCTAATTCTTCCTGTAGTGTCTGTATAAACAAACTCGAAACACGAGGTCTTAGAATCTCTTCCAGTATCAGTAAACTGTGGAAATACTTTTCGTTCTTCTTCTAGATCGTAAGGGATATTTATCCACAAAACAAAACTAAAAAGCCCAGAGTGATCGTGGTGTGGGTTAAACTCTAATTTCTTTTGAAAATTTACCCAAGCTTTACCTAAAAGTATTGGAGTCAAAACATCAGTTGCATTTTGCATATTACCGTAGTATATAGGATACTCTTGATTATATGCTTGTACTAAAGGAAAAAGAAGCTTTTCGAGTTGACCAAAGCTCTTTGTAAGTTTATACTCATTCTGTATATGTCCAGCTAATCCATATTGAAAAGGATCTGCTTTAGAAAAATCTTTTTGAATAAGGGCTATTTCTTCTTTAATAGGGGCAAGTTCTTCATCAGTAAATTTTTGAGATACAAAACCTAAATTTGCAAAGTTGTTCCAATTATATTGCATCTAATCCTCATTCTATAGAAATAGCTTCATTGTAAAGTTCAACAATAGTTTGTTCGAGCTTTTCTTTATTCAAGTTTGGTGAGTTGACTTGATCTATATATTTTTTAAAAATACCAATTGTTGACTCAGCTTCGTTTATGATTTCTTCATCTTCAACTACGCCAAGATTAAGATGATCCTCTACGATTTGCATTTCAAGCACACCGACTTTTTCGAACGCATCAATAAACCTGTCAAACTTGTATAGGTCTGTTTTGTTTTGTACGATGATCTTTACGATTTTTCCTGCAAACGCATTTAAATCAAAACACTCTGGCGGTGATGTTTTAGATAAATCATCATACCAAAACTTAGCAAACATTGTATATGGATTTGGTATAAAAGTCAACTCTCTTGTATCTGTGTCTAGGATGTGGAATCCTTTTTGGTCGTTGTAATCCGACCACGTGAACTCCGCATGGCTTCCCAAATAATAGATAGAACCGTCAGAGGAACGATGGTGATAGTGACCACTAAGAACCATATCATGACGAGAGAAAATACTGCGATCATCTCCATGAGAGACCATAGAACCTCTATACATTTCAAAGCCAGCAAGCTCGAGATGTCCCATAACGATTGAAGCAGGAGTTGTACGGATTTTTTGTAAGCAGATGTCTCTATTTTCATCACATATCCATGGTAGCATTAGAACGATTGTGTTATCGAATTCAACTTCTTTAGGTAGCTGATCATAAACCTTGAAAGGATATTTTTCTACGACAAGCTCTTGTAAAGAATTAATTGAGTTTGTATTTTTATAATATGTGTCATGATTACCAGCAATGAAATGTACATCGTACCTTCCATTAGTAAGCGGATTTAAAAAATCTTCCCTCAACCTTCTAGCGGTATTATAGTTGATATACTTACGGCGATCTACCAAGTCACCGAGATGAACAACAGTACGAACATTATTAGAGTCCAGATATGGAAAAAATATCTCATCAAGAAACTTCTTACTGTTGTCCATGAAGGCAATATTATCATTACGAACCCCCCAATGTGTATCAGTAATCAATGCAATTTTCATCTAGCGATTTTCTTTCGATTAGTAAACGAAGCTTTATCTCTAGAATAAGTGTTTAAACAAAGTGTTGTATAATCACGTATAGCTTCGAGTCTAAGAACGTAGTTATTACGTTCATTTTCTCTAACATTATTATCGCCTATTTTATCGACTAAGTCAATCACATTTGCTGGGACTAGGTGTAAATTCTTCATGTTTTTCTTCCTCAATAAATTTTTCAATTCCAGATTTGGTTTTTTTAGAATTCTTTATGATTTTATCCTCGAAATTTCGAATGATATCATCTGAATATTCATTATGTATACTTTGACCAGTTATAGATATTTCTTCATTCAATCCATCCATAAGGTTGCTATTGATGAAATTTTTATGCTTGATATAAGATTGTTTCTTTTCTTTTTGGATACGTCTAATGAAAGCATTCCAGGCAATTTGTGTAAAGTAAGCAAACGGGTTAGATGACTTTTCAGGATCAAAACTATGAGCAGCAACAACACAATTTTCGATAGCGTCAGCAATCATATCATCACGATATGAATACCCCATAAAGTTTGGCTTTGTAGATAACTTATTACAGATCATCAAAAAACACTCGCCGACGTAATTTGGTATTTGTGGAAGTTGCCTACCTTCTTCTTCTGCTTGTTTAGCTTTTTCTTTAAATTTTACCATCTCTTCGAAAAGAGTTTTATTATTAACATAATGTTTTTTTGCTCTAGGTTTTGATATACTCATTCTATGCCTTTAAATTGACTGGATAAATTTTATAATCAAATTTCTCTTCATTATAGACTGCCATACGTACAACGAAATGCATGATGGTGAAGTTTTTTCTAGTTTTCCAGGTAAGGTCATCACTTATATCATAAAGAGTAGCAATCTCTTTATTTTCCGATTTACGCAATCCACGACCAATAGACTGTAGATTTCTTATCTTGGATTTTGAAGGACTAGCAAATATAACGTTATGCAAATTACGAATGTTAACACCTGTGGAGAAAGTGCCATAACTAGCGACGATAATACTTGATGGCGACTGTTCCACGATTCGGCGTATTTCTTCACGATCTTCTCCATCAACTCCTCCATGAACAAAGTGAACAGGTATTCCTTCATCTTTAAGCATATTATATAATACTTTACCATGTTTATCAACATATTGAAACAATAGTAGTGTATTACCTTTAAGAGATAAAGTTAAATTCTTTATAAAACGATTACGAGCTTCATTACGTACAAGCCAATCCATCTCTCCTTGATAGTCTAAACTCTTCATCATTTTGCGATCTTCATCTGGGTATTTTAAAACAATACATTTGATGATAAATGCCGATAGATGTTTTTGATCTATAAGTTCAGCAGTAGTAGTTACTTTCCTTACTACTCCAAATAAACCTTCTAAAACGAGTTTATGAGTTTGAGTTCCATCAAGAGTTCCAGTAAATCCAAAGCGATATCTACAAGTACTAAGTTTAGACATAATACTAGTAAGAGATTTAGCTTTGAATAAATGTGCTTCGTCCCCTATGACCACATCAAATTGTTCGAAGTACTCTTTAGGCATTTTGTATATGGACTGCCAGGTTGAGATGGTAATTTGTTTATCCGTCTGTTTATCTTGGCCAGCAAAGATTCGATGAACGAACTTATCAGATACAAAGCCATAATCATCAAAGTCAGAGGCAAGTTGACTAACCAGAGAAGTAGTTGGAACAATAATAAGAGTCCGTGCATGATAGTATCTCGTTATTAGGTAGATGATAAATGATTTGCCTGAGGCAGTTGGTGAAAGCATTAATGCTCTACGATTACGAATCGCATATGTGAACGCATCAACTTGATAATCCCTACGTTCATATTTTGAAGGTATATTTAAAGTATCAATAAAGTCATTTGCTTCTTTAAGAGA